AAACTGCTTGCCCTTGCGCTTTTCTTCGTTCTTTGGGTGCAGTGCCAGCTTGCCGTAAGTGTCAGGGTATCGGCGGCGCAATTCTGCAAAGAACGCAATCTGCTCTGCGCTTTCTGGGGGGCAGGGGTCGCGGTACTGCGTACTGCCGTAGACTTTAAGCCATGGCTCGAACTTCATCTGTCTGCCTCCCATAGTCATGGATGTTATAAAAACCGCTTTTAGTGTCTTTGTGGTACGTCACCGTTTCCGGCTTTTCTACTCCACTCATGGTCGCATCCATAAATTGAATGTACTCAGCATAAAGCCTGCCGCCCTTTACTTCAGGGTGAAGCCAAACGCTAAAGGATCGCCATTCGGTCACAAAGTTGGCAACCAGGCATTCTTTCCCGGATCTTGTCACTACCGGGTTAACGTCCATGCTTATAACCTTGTCTGTTTGTATCTGCGTCGGGTCTTTCTTGAATCGCTTAAAATCAATGCGTAGCTTTTCGTTCGGGTCAATAAGCTCATTACGGCACTCAGAGCAATACCTAGCCGCTATGTCGTTTCCTTCACCGCATTGCATGCACTCTTTAAACGTCCACCTGTGCGGGCACTGTACGTGCGTGTGGTTGCTCTTTATAAGCCCCTGGCACCTACGCCCATGGTGCGCCGGCATTGGCCCGTGATCTGTGTCTATTTCCTTTCCTGCCAAGTCTACAAAATACCCGTACTTGTTGTGGGCTAACTGCTCAGGGTTTTTTCGAGCTGAAAACTTATTGACTGCGCTGCACTCTGCGCACTCTGCATCAAGGTATATTTTTTCGCTGCTCGTCATGCTGGCAGTTATATCGGGGTCAAATATATCGCCGTCCGGGCAGTGTCGTTCTATGTTTTCTGCGTAGTCCAGGATCAGAACTTCATCTTTCCCTTGGTCTATCCGAAGCCCTCGCCCTATGATCTGCTGAAGCAAAGAAACAGACTCGGTAGCGCGAAGAATTGCGATAACATCCACATGCACGAAATCCACCCCAGTGGTCATTGTCTGAACGCTCACCAGGTACTTAAACTTTTTGGCCTTGAAGTCTTCCACCAGCTTTGTGCGCTCTTTTTTGCTGGTGTTTATGTCTCCCCCTATCATCCGGGACAGCGAAGCAGGCAGGCTTGCCATGACCTCTTTGGCATGCTCAACCGTGGCAGCGAACAACATCACCCCGGGCCTGTCTTTGGACTGGCTAACCACATCCGAAACAACCGCCGCCGTTTTCCGCCCGTGTCCAATAAATGCTTGATCCACTGATGACTGTTTCCACTTCCCGGAGTTGTTCATCACTAGGCCGCTAGTGTCATATTGATCTGTGCCAATTGATCCAATGACGGGCTTGGTTAAATAGCCCTGTTCAATAAGCATGCCAGCCGGCACCGTGTGAACTTTCTTTGTGAAGTACGGATCTTTACAGCATCCGTCACCATTCAATTTTCCGCGTTCGTCAACCTGATAAACATAGCCTTCGCCAAGCCTATAAGGCGTTGCAGATAAGCCTATCACCCGCAAGTAAGGGTTGCCCTCACGCATACCTTCGATAATTCTTTTTATGGTCGGGGTAATCCCATGGCATTCATCTATAACCACTGCGCAGAACCTAGAGCTGAACGCTTGAATGTTTCCCACTACGGTTCCAGGTGTGCCAAACACAACCGGATGTCTTAGGCATCGCCCGCCGGCGGATGCGCTGAACACGCTCGCAGGCTCGCCAGTGGTCAAATACTTCTCTCTGTTTTGCTTAACAAGGTCAGCATTTGGGGCTAGGCATAGAACATGCTTGCCCCCGCTTATCTCTTGTAGTCGCTCGGCAAGGGCGGCAATGATCCAGCTCTTCCCGCTACCGGTGGCGGCCTCCAATAGACAGGGGTCGATAGACTGGCGCACCCAGTCCATGACCGCATCGAATGCCTCTACTTGGTAGGGGCGCAGGTTTTTGGTTACCATCTCTTGCCCTTCCTAGCATTGCATGATCTACAAAGGATCTGATAAACGGCACGCTCAGCATGAAAATGAATCCACTTTCCCTCAAGCTGGCCATCTTCAAATATGTTCACCACAATGCTTTTATCTGAGTGCCCGACAACTTTAGGGACGCCGTAACATGAAAAGAAATCCAAGGCTATATCCTCGAATGGAGGCGCAACATGGTCTGTTGTTAGGTTTTCTTCTGTTTCACAGATCGCGCACTCACTCGGCTCCATTGCTTCCCTGAAGTCTTTAAGGTCAGACCATACAGCGTTTCGCATTACCCGCTTTGCTTCCTGCTCTGGCGTTAGGGCGGTGATAAACTTACGCCAGCTTCTAGCGTCCCATTCTCCATCTATAAGGGTGTGAAGGTGTCGAGGGTCACTATAGAATTGAGGGTTTATCATTCTCACAGCGCCGTCTATTTCTACTTGGCAGACTTCTGAAAACTCTTCGAGATCATATTCGCAAAAATGTACGCCAATCACATTCCTGTCAATGATCTCTCTGGCTTTTTCAGTGCGCCACTTCTTTGTTATTTTTTTCATCAGCTAAACCTCCAATGTTGGCTACCTTTCCCCCGGTAAGGTTCCAAATCAACATCCGGCATCTTATCTTTGACGAGCTTGGCATAAGAAACAGACCCAACACGATCAACAAGCGTCAATTTCTTGCCGCATATGTCTGCGTTCTTTTCACCTGCTAACAAAATCAGGCTGTCCAGGATCTCTTTTTTTCTTTGCGTAGCCCGATCAATAGCTTCGGTTAGCTCATCATATTCATCGGTTAGCTTCCCGGCCATGGCTGAATTTATGACTTTCCGCTTTGGCTCAAGGTGATCTTTGTTGTCGATCTCGGTCAGGAAAAGATCATAAAATTCTTTCAGCTTTGGAATAGCCCACTCCAAAAACTCATGGTCAATATCAACGCGCTCTAACTTTGTGCCGTTTGGAGACCACTGGTAGAAGTCGCACCACTTCCGGCCTGTGCAGTAGAGTTGGATGTGAACCTGGGCGGCGTAATGTTCTTGCTGTTCCAGTGTCTTGAACGCTGGCGGATTCTTGTTCCTTTGCCCGTATGGCGCCTTAATCTCTATCAACCCGCTATCGCTCACCAATCCGTCAGGGCTTGCGCCAAGCCATTCATGCTCAGGGTGAATATGGAAGCCTGTTTCTGTGACCTCGTTTCCTGTTTCCATCTGGTATTCTGCTATCGCGCCGGCTTCGTTAAACGTGCCCCACTCCGTAGCTGAATTTCCCTGAAACTCGCGCTCTACGCCATGCCAGGTGCGCACCATCTCCCGCATTACGTCATTGGCTGTTTTGTACTGGTTCATCCCAAGTATCGCGCCCACATTGGAACCCGTTACCCGACCTTTTCGCTTGTTAAACCAAGCCTGCGTTCTTTGATCTTCCATAACAAAACCTCACTGGGTTAAAAAAGTGGGCGCACGAAGCGCCCTGATGATCTAAAAAGGAACGTCATCCTCGAAGCTGTCATCTTCCGCAACCGGCTCAGGCTCTACCGCTACATCCTCAACCGGCTCGCTACCCTTGCGCGGACTCACAGCGCTAACCCAGTTGCCAGATCGCGGCTGGCCATCGCTGCCGGTCATCTCCCAAACCTGCAACATAAGAACCATCGGCTTGTTCACAAGCGACATTGTTAGGCTCTTATCCGTTGGCTCTTCGTTCGACTTCATAAGCTTCCCGCCGGCGTTCGCATCAATGGCCGCAAGCATACGCTTGGCCTTTTCTGCCTTGCGCGGGTCGCTATCAAGTACGCGCACCTTGTGAAACAGCTTCCGGCCCTTGTACTCTTTCGGTGCAATAATAGACCAGCGCAAGCTGATGAACTTGTCGCCTTCGTACTCGTCCCATTTGGCCTCGTCCGGCGCTGCCAAGACTTGGGTTTTTGCAGGGATCGGCTCGAAGTTTCCGCCGCCTGATTCAAAGCTTCCGTCGATCTTCTCATCAAAGTTAAAAAAGCTCATTTCACTTCTCCTTTCAGTGTTGGTACAAATTCAATCAATGGGTTTGTGCCTTCTGGCACTGCCAGTTCGTCCGTTATCCCGTATCGGTTTTTGGATATGTTGGCCGCAGTCGTGTACGTAATCAGAACCCTGGTGCCGTCAGAAATTGCCTTCTTTCGCTCTCCGTCGCCTGTGGTAAATGTCTCAAGCTTCAAGTAACCAACTAGGTCAACATCATCCACATAAGGCGCAGTGCTTCGCTTACCAAGGCGCAGATCATAGCGGGTGTACGGATCTTGATCTGGTAGCTCAATGTTGACGGTATCGGC